CCTGCTTCTCCTACTACACCAAATTGTCCACTAGGAATATAACCGCCGTCTGCAAAAAAGCCACTGAATATTTTCTTAACACCACCAACTAAGCCGCCAAGTAGGCCACCGCCTCCTCCGCCACCAAACAAGCCGCCGCCGCCACCGCCGCCGCCGCCAAATATTTTGCCCAAGCCGCCCATTGCGCTTTGTGCTGAATTTAACACATTACCAAATGCACCCTGGAAGATGTTTTGAAAGCCACCCATTTGACCTTGTACACTGCTCATTAAACTGCCAAGTTTGCTTTGTATTGTGCCGCCAAAGTTAGTCATAAAGTTACCAGCAATGCCTGTGCTTGCTGTACTCATGTGTTGTGTATTGGATATTGCACCTGCAGCCATGTCACGAAATGCACTTATAACACCATCACGCAAGTCTGGGAAAATACTACCGCCCCACCATTCGTGATACATATCGCTTACATAACCAGTTGCACCATTATACATGTTTTTTGCACTATTGGTAACGCTGTTTGCAGCAGTACCCATTGCACCAGTAATACCGTCTTTGAGTGATATTGCTTTGTTGTAAATATTTTGTATAGCGTCTGCTGCTTTGTTAAACCATCCAACTACACTTTCAACAATAACTACAATGCCATCAAATCCTGCTTTTAGTGCAGGTATTGCAGCCTCATAAAGAGGCACCATTGCGTTGTATACTTTAGTGACAACATCACTAACAAATTGAAATGCATCTTTAAGATGTGGTAATGCTGTTTCTACCAGAGGACCAATTGCTTCAAATATCCTGCCCAATACTTCAAATGTTTTTTGCATGATTGGGAAAACAACTTCTGTTAGCAATGTACCTAAAACTTCAAACACAGGTTGTAGATTGCTTAATGCTGTACTAACGCCATCCACAATTGCAGGCATGTTTGCCAATACTTCATCTGCTAATTTAACCAGCACTGGCATTAATGGTGTAATTGCATCTGTCAACAATTGTTGCATTTGCATACCCAGTCTGCCAATTGTATCGTTAAATACTTCTGCATTTTCCGCCGCATCAAGCGGAACAATGTTTGCATTTTCTTTAACATCTTGGAGTGTTGCACTCAATCCTTCTGCACCGTCCTGTAAACTTGCAAACTGTTGAGCAATAACTGGACCTGCTCTACCACCAACAACCTTCTGGAATTCGTCTGCACTAATTGTACCATCATTAAGTGCGTTAACCATTGCTTCCAGGATCTCTGGTGAACTGTTTAGTGCGCCATTGGCATCTGTTATGTTGCCCTTCATCTTACCAAAGACTTCAGCAAAGGCTTTACCGCCTTCACTGCCTTCTTTCATACGTTGTGATATGTTTAGGAATGCACGGTCTGCTGTGCTTGCATCAACACCTGCTTCCGCTAGTGCAGTCTTCATAACTTGGAAGCCTTCAAATGCCTCGCCACTTGCTGTTGCACCTGCGGCACGAGCCGCTTTTGCTAAGTTATCAAAGTCATCAATTGTGCCTTTAATTTTTGCCCCCACAGCAAATGCAGCAATAGCGGCACCGGCTGCACCAATGGCCGCCTTAAATTTGCCAGCACCTGCGGTCATACGACCTAGTCCTGATTCAATGGTACCAAAACTGGCTTTGGTTTTATCTTCTGCGTTGATTTGGATGGTATAATCAGCCATTATCTTTTCTTCCTTTGTTGCTGTGCTTGATACTTCCAGTATTTAGTCCAGCCCGTGATCTCAACGATACTGACGTTGTTGTATACCCACTCTACTGTCTGACCCAGTGTTTCTGCTAGTCTGTACACCACCAGTAAATCTGAGTCAGTACTTAGTTTCCCAGGCTTTTGCTCTCTTCAGTCGCTTGGTTAATAATTGTAACAATACGAATAATAATATTTGGATCTACTTCATTCATTAGTACATGGCGGTCGCCTAAATTAAATAAACGTTTGCCGTCTTCGTCTAATGCACGAACCATAAGTGTTTCAATTAGTGCTTCTGATAGTTTGTTTGCTTGTGAAAGTTCAATAACTTTTTGTTGGTCTGCCATTGTAATGGCTGGTTTGAAGTAGATGGTTTGACCCCACTCTTCAACCTCAATACTTTTTAGTGCTCCGCCCAGTTGTGAACGGTAGTGTTGTCTTGCGTTGTCTAAGATTGTACTCATTTATTTTTTCCTTGTTTTTTGTAATGCTGGTTTGACAATACCATTTGGTGCTTGTCTACTCCAACCTGTTTCTAGTACGCCGATGTAGGGGACATCATTTTTTGCTATGGGGATCTTGCCACCTGAACCTATTGGTTTACCGCCGTATATATTCTGCCAACCACCTCTTGCTCTACCTGTAGCAATTGGTGTGGTTGATTTTAATTGATGTATATATTCTTGAGCGAAGGCACGAAGGCCTTGATTAACCTCATTGCTGAGACTGCTCATTGTTCTTCGTGCCTTACTCATTTTTAGTTACTGTCGTTTGTGTCTACTCCTAGAGCGCCTGTACCTGTAAAGGTAACACTTACTCTAGCAACATCATCAAACACATGTGTAGTTTCTACACTACTGATTAGTACGCTTCCGCTTAGTTTAACATCTGCGCCTGTTGAATCATCCACATAAAAGATTGCAGCCAATGCTGTACCTGAAACTAGTGCGGTATTGAAATCATAAAAGCCACTTGTGCCGTCTGATGCGATAATTGCTTCTGCACTGCCTTCAAATGATTCTAAACCTGCGCTGTATACTCTGGCTGTATTGCCTAATGATGTTGTTTCCACCATCTCTTTATTGTGTGTTAAAGTCCACTCTTGCACTTGTGCAACTGATGCGCCACCAATGCTAAGGGAACCTGCACTTCCGTGATATACTGACATATATTTACTTCCTTATATTTTATAATGGCGTTGTACTGTGAACACCATCCTAACACCTGCATATGGAGCACTTTGCCCCACTTGCAAACTCTCGACTCTTGTCAGAGCAATGTGAGTTGCTGTGCCACCAACCTTACGGTCAGTCAACAAAGCCTTCTCGATACCTTCTACCAAAATGTTGCGTTGTGTGTCACGCTTTTGTCCTGCGATAATGCAAACTATATCAACATCCATAAAACCTCTACGCAACTGTTTAGTTGCCAAGGTTAAATCTTCGATTTCCTCGTCAGTTGTTTCAATATAAACTGCTGGAAATGCTGTTTTAGGTAACTCCTCAGGAACAATGGGGTCTCTTACAACCTTGCCCAATTTGGGCGTATTCATTTTCCTAAGGAGACTCTCTAAGTGACTTACAATTGCTTCTCTGCTCATCTATACAGCCTGTTCTGTGCGTATTCATGCACTTCTGCATCCTCTACCACGCCATCATCATTACGATCATATTCAATACCTAATTGAAACTGTAGATCTATTTCTTCCTCAAATCGTTCTTTATAAAAGCCTATTTGATTCGCAAAAGGATCTCCTTCTGGTCTAAATGTTGATAGTTTAGGCATGATGTGATTGGCCAATGCTCTATAAACTGTTGCACGAGTCCACTGAGTATCAGTCAGTAATGAACTGTCAAAAGATTTTCTGTCATAATGGTTGTTATACCATTTGACTTGCACCATATTTGCTACATCAGTTTCTGCACGAGCCAGTTCAGTAGTCCAGTCGTCCACGCCCTGATCAAATATATCTGGTGCATATTCATGTAAGTTGTCGTTTGTCGCAAAAGCCATTTTGGTTCTCCAAGTAAATCCGGAGGACTATTGCCCTCCGGTTATGTCAATTATACGTTGACTAATTTAACACCACGTGCTGCGTCTACAACACCAACACCTGCGTGTAGTGATGCAACAATATCATTACCTACTGCGGCTGCACGGCGTGCAACTTCTAGGTCGATATTTTTAAACATTGCAATACGCATTGCGTCTGCACCAAAGATGAAACCTTTGTTTGCACCTGAGATGTAATGTGATTGGAACAATTGTACACCTGCTACCATTGGTAGTGCTGATTGGCGTAGTGCTTGTGTTTGGAAGTCACCGCCTGCATAACCTGTTGTACCGATATCTTTCAGTAGGTTTGCTGCTTCTGCTGGTGATACTAGACCGTATAGTACGCCCATTTCACCTGCGCCACGGATTTGTGCCGCTGCGTCGATGATTGCGTCTACTGTCATTGGATCACTGTCTGATGTTGATGCTGTGAAACCGTTCATTGCTGTAACAACGTCTGCATCAAATGATGCTTGGATTGCGTTACCCAATACACGGCCAGTTTCTTGTGGATCAATACCACCTAGATCTCTTAGTACATGACGAGCAGCATAAATGTTTGCTTCGATGTTTTTAGGAGTATCTGTTACAGTTAGTGCTGTAAAATCGTCTAGTGCATCAGGGTCTGCTGATGTAATTTTTTCTGCTGTTACTTCGCCCATTAGCGGTACTTGTGCAGTGATTGAACCTGCTGGTAAGTTGATCGTTGGGATCATAGCGCCTGATAGGAACAGTGAGTTTTCGTGTGCAGCGTATACTGTCGCTGCTTTTGTGTTTACGACCATTGCGTCTAGGTCATATGCTGTATTAAAAGCCATTTTGCTTCACCTTTATAATAATTTACCGCTTGCCTGAAGTTTTCTATATTTTTCACGGCCTTCTACGGTAGTTAAGTCCAAACTGGACAAATCAACTTCTGTTGATTGTTTGTTCGTGGCGACATTAGATTCGCTGCCAGTGCCTGCAGGACCTGCAGACTTAAAAAATTGGTTACTTGCTAAAAACTCTGCCGTTAGTTGGTCTATTGACATTGGCTCTGCATCTTCGTTGTATCTAGGTTTACCTTCGTTATCAACTACAATTGCTTTGCCTGCCTCATCCAACTGGACTTGGGTCTTTAACAATGCTGCAACATGATCAGGTGCAATTGCACCACCTTTGCTTGCTGATGACACCAGGGCACCATCTACTTTAATATTAGTAAGTTCACTTCTTAATGAATTGATCTCACCAGTAGATTTCTCTCGGTGTTTAGCAAGTACTTTGTCAAAATCTTGACGCTTGATTAGTTGCTCCTCTTCTACTGAGTCTCTGAACTTGCGTAATTCTGCAACCTCATCTGGCTCATAAGAGTATTTGGCTTTTGTCTGTGCCACTCGTTTTGCAACGATTTCATCCAACTGTTGTTGACTGAACATTTTGCTCTGTTCCTGGCTTGATTCCTGCTCAACAGCACCAGTCTCTGTTGTTTCAGTATTACTATGATTTTCATCTGTCATATCAGTATCCTTGTTATATGTTTATTTATTCATCCTCTTCAACTGGCACCCAGAAGTGACGACAATTATAGCCGCCTCTTACTACAAATGGGTCTCCAGGCTCTTTGCCCTGCCAATCGTCGTCCCAAATAGAGTATATTGTTTCTTCGTCCAGCACTTCGCCTTCCATCTGTCTACAAAATTCTCTACTATCTCCTACAATACCACCTTCATATCTATATC